TCTGCAGGTTTAAAGCTTATGGTTCCTTTAGGAAGTGTAGAAAATTTATCTCAGTTAGAAAAAGATTGGGCTAATCCAAATGCAGTAATAGAGGTTGACTCTTCTCAAGGAGAACCTCATTATCCAGCTCCACAACCTCTAACTGGAGAGTTTTATAGGTTGATACAGCAGTGTGAATTTTATATAAACTTTATTTTTGGTATTCCAGAAATAATGCAAGGAGTGGGAGAGAAAGCTCCAGACACTGCAAGAGGAACAGAAAGATTGATTGCACTTGGGAGTGAAAGACCTAAATCTAAATTAAGAGATATAGAGTTTAGTATAAAAAGATTAGGAAAGATAATGTATAACTTTGCTAAAACTCATTACAATGTTCCTAAAATATTAAGACTGGTACAACCAAACAATGACATTACTGAAATGATGTCACAAGTTTATAGTGACAAGTCTAAAGTTGTATTTGATTTAAAAAAAGATAAACACAACTTAGAACAACATGACATAGGTATTGAGTCTGGCTCTACATTACCTACAAGTAAATATGCTGAACTTGCTGTTTATATGGAAGCATATCAAATGGGAATTGTTGACCAGGTAGAAGTATTAAAAAAGAATCCAGATATATTCGATAAAGAAGGTATCTTGAGAAGAGTAAACCAAAGACAGCAAATGCAACAGCAAGTTGCTTCAATGGAAGAAACAATTAAAAATTTACAGGGAGACCTGCAAACGGCTACAAGAGAATCTCTATCCGATAGAAAACGAACTGAAGTTGAGAAATTTAAGACTCGTTTAAATCAGGTAGAATCTAACGCCAGTGCCGATAGGCGTATTAGTAAAAACAAGTTAAACGATAAGGTGTTGCTAGAACTAGAGAAATTACGTGGAGAACTTAAAGTCGTAGAGGCTGAAGTCAAACGTGGTTCTGCTCAAAAAGAGGACTAGACATCGAAGGAGATTAATATGGAAAATGAAACATCAATAACCGATACTCAAGCTGTGGAATCTATGGATGAGGTTCAAGCTGGGAATCAACAAGAAGGTACTTTAGGAGATAACGAAAGTATGGATTGGAAAAAAGAAGCTAAAAAGTTTCAGTCAATGTATGACAAAGCTGAATCTGATAAAAAGCATATGGACCAATACAAACCTTTAGTGAACTTGCTAGAGCAGAGACCTGACCTTGTTGAAACTTTAAGAGACAATATTGTCGGAAATAAAGGTGAAGATAAAAAAACTGAAGCATTACAGTTAAACGAAGACGAGTTCAATCCGTGGGATGCGTACAACAAGCCTGGCTCTAAATCATACGAGTTTCGTGTGAAAGAAGAAGAATCTAGGATAAATAATGCGGTAAGCAATGCTATGAAAGGGCAAGAGCAAAAACAGTTTCTAAGTGAAACTATGAGTAGTCTCAAAAGCGATTATCAAATGGAAGAAGGAGAAATTCGTGAGTTTATGAATTTTGCTAGACAACCAAAAGATAGTGTTCCGTTAGAGAACCTGGTTAAGTTATTCAAAATGAATAAGGGTGAATACAAAGAGCCCGTAATTAAAACGCCAGACACAAGTAACCAAGCGAGAACAGCTGGAGTATTACAAGGGGGAAGTGTTCCTACTAAGTCTGAACAAGATGGAATGTGGGACCAAATTCTTAATGCGGCTAGCTCTGGTAGCATTAGCAAAGGAATAAAACGTAATAGTAAATAGGAGAATACAATGGCAATAAGCGGACAAATCAAGTCAACGAACTTGACAAATGCAACTACATCTGCTGATTATGGTGTTGCTCCAGATAGAAGAAGATTATATAACTTTTCTGATAGGATTGCTGAACTAGCACCTGAAGAAAGTCCTTTCTTCGTATATCTGAGCAAAACTGCTAAACTCCCTACGGATGATTCTTTGTTTCGTTATCTTGAAGATAGAACAAAGATTAATTATACAAGTAGAGAGTTCCTTTTAAAAGGTAATCACGATAGTAGTGCAACACAAGCTTCTGGCGATACCGTATCCTTTACTGTAGACACCCCTGCGGGTGCCGCAGTAGACTTCCTTGTAAAAGGAATGGTCTTTGCTGTAAGAACATTAGGTGGAACTGAAGACGATGCAACTTACGCTAACATAGTAGTTAGAGTAGAAGATGCACCAGTTCAGAATAGTTCAGATACAACTTTCACAGGTAAAGTTATTTCTGTATCATCTACTGCTACTAATGCAAATAAGCTTTTAGATAATAAGAGAGCTCAAATCATTGGTACAGCTTACGCAGAAGGTTCTGGTTCACCAGACGTTTTCTCAGACAGTATGGAAGATAATTATGGGTACACCCAGATTTTCAAAACAGCTGCTGAGATTTCAAACACAGCATATGCTACACAACTACGTGGAGTATCTAATGAGTTTGAAAGAGTGTTAGCTCAAAAAATGAGAGAACACAAAATTGATATGGAAAGAGCATTTCTTTTCAATCAGAAAGCAAAAGTAGGCGGAGTACAATACTCAGAAGGTCTAGTAGGTCACATCATTAAAAACAGTACAGTAGTAGGCGGTACATCTGATTTATCATATACTTCAGGTAAAGCATACTTCAGAACTGCAAAAGCTGCAGAGCTTACATATGATAGACTATTATCAGACTTTGAAGTATTGTTTGACCCTGCTAGAGGCGGAAGCAACGAAAGATTAGCATTAGCTTCTCTTCCTGTTATTTCCTTCTTTAACAAAATGGGTAACGGCTCGTTTTCTGATATATCAACTGCTAGTACACAATACCAAATCAATATGGATGAACTATCAGGACAGTATGGTCACCAGTTAATGGAGATTAATACAGTTCACGGTTCAGTATATCTAGTGAAAGAACCTCTATTCAGAGGACATTCATCTGGTATGATGTGTATGGCTGATATGAGTAAACTATACTACAGACCATTAGTAGGTAATGGAATCAATCGTGATACTCAAGTTCAAACAAATGTACAAGCTGCAGATGAGGACTTAAGAAAAGACATGATTATTACTGAAGCTGGACTAGAAGTATGTCTTCCAGAATCACACTACTTAATTAACTTAGAAGGAGTGTAATAAAATGAGAAGTGCATATTTAGAACAGAATAGTGGTTCAAGTGACTTAAAACTAAAATACGAACAAATTGCAGCAGCAAGAACGCTAACTGCAGCTGATTCAGGAAAAGTATTCGGAGTTAATCAGGCATCTGCCTATGAGATTACTTTACCTTTAGCAGCTACAGCTGGTGCTGGCTGGCATTGTAAATTTGTTTTATCAACAGTAGCTTCTAACGCAGTTACTATTGCAAACAATACTGCCGAAGATACAATCGTTGGTATGGTTGCAGGAGCTGACGATGGTTCAGCTGGTAACTCAGCAGAATCTGCAGTTGATGAAATCGTATTTATCAGTGGTGCAGCATTAGGTGACACAGTAGAATTATTTTGCAATGGTATTAATTACTTTGCAAAAGCTATTGTTCACGATGTAGCACATGTTACTATATCATAAACTAATCCGTGAGGATTAACAGTATTGGATACTGTGGGGTTGTTCGTATAAAGGTACAACCCCAAAATCCAAAAAGAATTTTAAACTAATAGGAGAATAAAATGGCAGATTATAATACAATTACAAAAGTAATTATTAATGACATCAGTCCAGCAGCAAGTGATGTAGCAGGTTCTTTAGCTAAAGAAATAAATGACTACATTCAAACTTTAGACAGCACTAATAATGCTATTGTTGATATTCAAGCAGTAAAGTTGGATGCAACTAGAATTGCATATATTATTGTTTCAACTGGATAATAGATGGATTGTCAACATTGTAACAAACCAAACAAAGAAGGACACTTTAATTGTCCATCTTGTGGGTTGAGAGCACACCCTCCAAAGTGGAGCACTCAATTTGTTTTAAGAGATACGCCAATGGCAACTGCTATTAGAAAAGACCAAATAGATTTTGGAACTATGAGCATGGATAAGCACATAGAGAAAACTAATAAAAAGAATGAACAAGAACGTGCAAAGAAAATAGATAAAATGATATTTGGAAAAGATAAATAATGTATGGAACAATTAAAAGCTCAAAGCTTAATGGCAAAAGAAGAAAGTATGCTATGAGCAAAAAGAAAAAGAAAGTAGTAAGAAGAAAGAAAGCTTATAAAAAATGAACGGAAAAAATGAAAATAAAATATCTTTATTAGATATGATGGAAAATATCTTAAAGGAGCTGAATAGAACAGAAGACCTTAAAGGTAAGAATCCTGGAGAAATAATGAGACTGTATAATACAACTTTATATAGCTCTGAAGTTCCTGAACATTTAAGAAGTCACAGAGAAGATATAGATGATATATTTACAGAAAAGTTTGCTTCTAGTTTAGAATCTAAAATAAAAGAATATACTGGCGATAATAAAATAGACATAGGACTGATAGATAAGATTAAACAAGTAGAGTCAGATTTTCAAAACTCTTACCTTCTTGAGTCTTATTTGTCAGACACTGTAAAGTCTAAGTATAATTATACAGATGAAGATATGAGAAATTTATTTGGGTATCGTTTAGATTCCAATAGTAGTTTATTGTCTGCTATTATGGAAGACTCTAATTATGGACAATCAGTTGCAGATTCTTTGAATGTTCTTAAAGATACTTCTGCTTGGATGGAATCAAAATTTAATCCTAGTGCGGTACAGATAAATAGAAACGGAGGAGTAGGGGTTGGTAGAGGTTTACATCAATTTGAAAAAGGACCAAATCAAGCTGGGGAAACAGCAATACAAAGATTTAAAAATGCTTATCAAGACTACGGATTAAACATTCCAAAAGATTGGAATGATTATATCAATCAGGAAAATCCAGACTTTTCTACGTTTCCGATAGAATTACAAAATGAATTGTTTTATGCTGACAAGCAACAAGACCCAAAATTTATATTGTCAGAGCTAGGTTCTGGGGAGACATCTATGAAAGATGCTTA